CGAGGTACATCAAGGCGGTACAAGTGGCGATCCATTAATAGAAGCAATGCGTATTGACCGAAACGGCAAGGTCGGGATTGGAACGACGAGTCCTAGCGCTAAGTTGGAAATAGAAACAGATAGTTATGGCGTTTTAAATGCAGGTAGCGGAGCAAACTTAATTTTAGAAACTAAAGGAGTTGCGAGAACGGCAGACATTGGGCCGTTTATAAACTTTAGGGTTCCTAAAACCTCTAGCACCTCAGAAGATATGGCAAACATCGGTGCAGTATGCTCGGACAGTACGGCAAACTCACGAAAAGCGGACTTGGTATTTTGGACTAGAGGTGGATCACTTTCTACATTTACAGAAAAAATGCGCATAGACTCCGACGGCAAGGTTGGGATTGGAACAGATAGTCCTGACGTTAAATTGGAAATAAAAGAAGAAAATCCTACAATTCGTTTAAAAGACGAAGCCTCTGTTTCTAATTATAGCGATATTCGAACAAATGACGGAGTTTTACTTTTACAAGCTGACGAGGGGAACAATGTAGCAAATTCAAAAATTCAATTTGATATTGATGGGTCTGATAAAATGACTATTGAATCCGATGGCGCAATAAAGTTAAACAATACTGCTTCTGCTCCAACAACTACAACAAACAAGCTATACTCCGTTTCTTCAGTGCTTTATTGGGGAGGTAACAAAATACTTACTGGAGCTGCGGCTAGCGCAGGTTCAGGCTCAGGCTCAGGGGGCGTTACTATAGGAGATATTAGTGGTTTACAAACCGAACTAGATAAGAAACTCGATAAACCTGCGGCTAATTCAGAGCCTACTTTTGTTGATTCTGATATTAATTTAAAAACAAATATTTCTCCTATTCAATCACCAATAAAATTTCTTGAAAATATAAGAGGTGTTAATTTCGAATGGAAAAAAGAATCTAATAAATCAGGCGAAGACCAAGGTCTTATAGCTCAAGAAGTTGAAAAGGTTATTCCTAGCGCAGTTAAAAAAGGCGAAGACGGATACTTTAAAGTAGACTACACAAAACTGGTTCCTTTCTTATTGGAAGCAGTAAAAGACTTAAGTAAAAGAGTAAAAGAATTAGAAAAGAATTAATTATCTTTTCTTGATTGTATTATTGCCTTATAAGCCCCATCTTCACCAGCTACTTGCCTTGGCTGTGCTCCGTACATATTATAATTATAAACAAGTTGCTTTATTTTTCTGTCGGCATCATCAGATAAAGCTTTAAAATCTTTACTCAAGGCGATTCTATTACTGGCAGATGAAGCAGAGCTTCCAGGGCTTCTTCTGATAGTTGTATCACCTTCTGATAGTTCAGTCCATTCCGCTTCGTTCTGAATAACACTAGCTGTTGTATTTTCGTCGTAAAGGCCTCGCATTATCTTTTGCGCTTGTTTTGTGTTGTAGTCTCTCATGTAAAGGTGCTGCAGTATGTCACCCTCCTCTTTTCCTAGTCTAGGAAAAGGGTTTCCATCGCAACCAGTATAACAAAAAGATTGATTCAGTAAAACATTCATCTCTCCAAGCCTACCGCTTAATGATCCAGATATAGTGTAAAGCTCGCTTCTCACTGCAGCTTCTCCAGTTATATAATCAAACTCAAACTCAACTAATTGTTTTGCAAAAGCTCCTATTTGATTTAAATTTTCTTCAAAATAACAATTTGTGCATTCATCTACCCTCATGTAATATCCAGTATTTGGACATGGTGAGGTTGGATCTGTAGCATAGTTTGGTGATACGTAAGGCTGAGTTGGTCTAATGCCGTGATCGTGATCAACATCACTGTTATCGCCGTGTGTATGTTCTTTATTAGTTATCGCTTCAGCTACACCGCTTAAACCTTCATTTATTGACTCTATAACTTCGGATAAATCTTGCGCAACATTGTTGTTTGATAGGTTCGTTAAGTCAACAGTTTCACCTTGAACTGTTATGTCTCCTTGGATATCAAGATTATCAAATGATGCGTCGTCTGCAAAAATATCTCCTTGTACCGTAATATCTGCATCAGCAGCTATATGACCATCTTCAACTTCTAAAATATTTTCCTCTTCGCTTTGATCGGGATCTCCAACTATTAAAGAATCAGTAACAACAGAAGTTTGATTAACAGTCAAGTTCCCAGCGTTAGATTCTGAAATTGTTACGAAATCGCCTGCTGTATGATTTTTAGTTAAAGGTTGAGTTAAGGTTATAGAACTTCCTCCAAGCAATTCTATTTGAGCGGTTTCTTCGTTTTGAGCATTACCTTTATTGAATACGACAGTATCTCCTACGCTAAATACAGAAAGATCTTCCGTATTTTCAAAAGCAGGAGTTAAGACGAAAACCTTAACTCCAGCAGAAACATCACTTTCTAATTGCCTGGAAACTACAGAAAAAGCGCTTTCAGATGAAGAGCCCGCATCATCTTGACTTTCATTAGCCTCGCTGCTTTGACTTTCATCTTGTTCTGACACTTTATTGTTCCCTAATTAAATTTAACAAAGCTTTTCCTTGTTCGGAATCTGGGTCAACTACTGGCCTGGTTATTTGAACCACGTTCCCATGGCCTTGCTCCCACTTTTTAAAAGACTTTATAAGCTTGGTTTTAAGCATCATTTTTGTTCCAGAAGGAAATACTCCAGCTTTTACTGCAATTGCTTGCATTTCGCTTAGATTCATATTTTCCAGATTACTTTCAAAAACGCTGGCATCAGATTCTGAAAAAGGGCTTGGCTCAGTCATTCCCAGTATTGATTCCAGGTTTCTTGTTTCAGCCGCTTCTTCTTTTAAATGATCTTTGCCGTCAGCAAATTCCATTGTTTTTTTAACCTTATCTTTTTGGGGTTCTTGTTTTTTGGCCTGAACTTTTTTTGTTGCAGGTTTTTTGGTTGTTTTTTTTCTTGGCATAATGTTATCCTTTCTCCTTGTTAAATTATTATACACCTGATTAAACAAAAAATCCACCAGAAGGTGGACTTTTTGAAAGGTTTTTATCGAAAACTAACTTTAAGCTTCTTCGGTGGATTCGGCTTCTTCGGTGGATTCGGTAGCATCACCCTCAGCAGCAGCAGCAGTAGTCTTAGTGAATTCGAATCCAGTAAGAACACGGTCATCAAGGATCATGCGACCTTCTTCCATGGATCCATAATATCCGATCTTGGACTGACGAACACTGTATTGATCATCAGCAACCAAATTAAGCTCTGCACTAGTTTCAGAATCAACTGCAACTGCACGGAACAAAGATTCGCGAGAACGGTCAAGGCCGACGATAACATCGCGGACATCTTTGTCGCTTTGCAAGGTATCAAACACCTTGGTGAACTTTTGGTTGCCATCTCCAGCAGTAGCTGCATCGCTATTTTCACCAAGCTCATTGATTTCCATGATGCTAACACCGTAGAATTCAGGAATTCCAGCGTTGTTGTAAATAGCTTCACGCATTGAGTCAGTAGCGGCAATGTCGTTCTTGCTGCCAGTGTGAACTGGTTGATAAGCCAAAGCCCTTAATCCTTCAACTTGCTCAGGAGACATAATCAGGTCAGTAATGCCCTTGATGCGTCCACCTTCTGGAGCGGAACCCGTCCATGCGGTGTTGATTCTCTTTGCAAGAGTAAGGAGTTGATTGAAATCTGCAAGGTTTAAAGTTTCTCCAGCAGCTTTTTCAATAAGATGGGATTTTCCGTTAGTCCGAGCTTCTTTAAGAGCTCCCATGATCAAGTTAGCAGAAGTAGCTTCCTGACGAATCATGATTTCTTGAGCGATACGGGTAAAAGTTTTACCAACAACATCCATGCGGGATTTGGCTGCATAGCGCTTGTCAAAGTCAACAGCGGTATCAAGACGATACGTGCTGAATTTCATTTCCTGACTGGTAGGAGTCACGGTGTTAGTGGGCAATCCACCAGGAACAGTCGTGCTGTATACCTTTACATAATCAGGCGCGGTAATGTCATAATACAAGTCAAGCGGAATGCTTGGGCTGTCCATTTCATTGAACTGGAAGTTCGTGAAAAGGTTACTAAGAGTAGGAGCCTGGTTGACAACTTCAGCGAGGACAGGCCCGATAAATTCGGCCAAAGCTTGCTGGGCTTCATATGCAACCTCACGATTGCGGGATGCCATTGCCTTTACAAGTTCTACTTGTTCTTCAGTTCTTTTGAGTGTGATTTTCATTTTTGTTATTGTCCTCTCTTTATTTAAAATTAAAGATCAAGATTGATGATATAATAAGCTCCGTCGGATCCGTCATCAGCAAAGTAGTCGGGGGATTTCGATCCATCAAATACGTCGTCTCTGTCTCCTATGCCGATCACAGTTCCGACTTGTTGGTTTGAACTATCTTCACTGCCAGCTTCTTTAGTGAACTTTCCACCAGCGCCACAGTAAACTGGGCCAGCTACTAGAGCTTCAACGCATGCAGACTTAGCAATGGTAATGATACCCTTTGTCAAAACGGGAACAACTTCACCAGGAAGAACTCCGTAAAGATCTTCAAGCTTTTGACGATAGTAAAGAAGTTTTTCTCCGTTCTCATCAAACGCAAGAGTTTGACGAAGAGTTACACCCAAAGGACGCTCTGTTGCTCCTGCCACTTGAAACATAGGTTGAGCGGCTGGATAAGAGTTAGCAGCAACATGAGGGAAATTACTCTTGGAAGCGCCAAGGTAGCCGTCAAGTACTGTAGCTTCAGCTGAAGCTACATCGTAACCAGCAGGTTCTGATTTTGCCCAGTCTGCATCTGATACTTTTACCAAAAGTCCAGCGTCATGATTTCCGCTTGAGCCATTGTCAGCTTTAAAGCCTGCGATAGTTTCACTTTCGAGTTTCAACCGAAAGAGGTTGATTACGAAGTGCTCGTTGTATTGTCTGAATGGAAGTAGTCTATTTGCCATTTTATTATCCTCTAATTTTTATAGTTGAATTGTTACGTTGTCTTTCGAGAAAGCTTGTTTGAATTGTTCTCTAAGAGACAAATCTTCTTGTGCTGAATCAGCGTTATTGTTTGCAACAGCTTCTTCTTCAGCTTCTGCATTTTCAATAGCTTCTTCTGCAACTTCTTCACTGGAAGCTTCTACGGTTTCCTTGTCGGAAAGTTCACCCAAGCGTTTTTGGACTTCTGCTTCTAGTTTTTCATTGAAAAGTTTTTCTTGTTCTTCTTTAAAGGCTTTAGTCTTATGATTCCAGGTAACAGAAAGTTTAGACTTGTATTCGTCATAAGCCTTAACTTCTTTAATGCCTTTAAGTTCGGAAGCGATGATTACGCGATCTTCGTCCTCTAATTCGAACATGTCGTCAAGTTCACTCATTCTTTCGTTAAAGCGATCAGCTTCTTCACGAGCTTCAACTTCAGTCTTGATCTTTCCAAGATCTTCATTAACAGAAGCGAGTTGAGTTTTAAGATCTTCGATTTCTTTGGCGGACTCTTCGGAAGCCTTTACCAAATTTTCTTTTTGATTTTCCAGGGCTTCTTTGTCTGATTTCCATTGTTCACTCTTGTCAACAATTGCGTCATGAAAGACCTTGGTAATATTAGCGATAGCCTCTTGAGAAAGTTTCTTTTCAGAAGCCTGTGACTCGAGAGTTTCAGTAAGTTGTTTGAGAATTTCTTGTTCCATGTTTTTTCCTGGTTTTTGATTCTTGTTTAAAATTACATCGGGTTTTGTGTAATGGGAAATTTTTTCTGTAAAAATATTATTAGAAACTTCTATTTTTTCATATACAGGCTTTTCACAGGCTTCAATATTATTTTTTTCGATCACCGTTAATCCTTTTACTTCAGCAGCTGGATTGGCGGTAAACCCAATACCTAAAGGATAAATATCACCCATAATTAATCTGCTGACTTTTTGACCTTTATCTGTTTTCCCGCTTCCGCCATAAGCTTTTAAAAATTGTTTATAGTCATCTTTCTTTTCGCCTTCAACGATTTCGCACTCATGCAAATCATCTCCACCCACAGCAATAGCGTAATCATTAAATCCAATTTCCCAGCTTGCAGAAACCATTTGATAATTTGCGCTGCTTTCGTTTACAGATTCTTGTACCAATTCTGCGAACTTAGGGTTTACGCTTCTATATACAACTGCTGACAAAGCAATATTAAAAGGTCCGTCTATAGTAGAAGCTTCTTCTGGTGAAATTAATTCATTTGTTCCAAACTTCGATAAAGAAGATCCCACAATGTGACCAACCACTTTTTGTTTGTTATGTTCAATGTTTGCTGGCTTATGAATAAAATAATCTTTTATTGCTATAGCGGTTGAAGAATCTATTCCATCTCCGTTTTTATTAAACTTATTTGCTACTGCGGCATTAAAGGCTACCCCTACTAAATCAATATTTTTTTCAAGATCAATACCTTCGGGCATAATATCTTTTAAGGAAGTTAAAGAAGCAAAAGAAGTTAAATCTTTTTTATCAAGTTCAGAAAGAACAACAGTTTCTGCAAAACTTGTAGTATATTTAAAAGGAAGATCCATAAAATATATATTACACGGAAAAAACTTTTTATTTATTTATTTTTTTACTGTGATAAAGTATAGCGGCGGGATAAGAAACAAGTTCATGTTTTTCTCCAACTTCTAAAACATTATTCATTACATCAAGACTTTCTATATTATTAAAGTCTTTTATGCATGCTTCTATAGTGCTTTCCCAGTTTTCTATTTGTTTAGACATAACAACGCTTTGAGTTAAATCATCAAGCATTTCTTTTTGCTGTTTAGATAATCTTTTCTTGTTGTATTGTTTTTTTAAAGAAGATTCTGAATATTTTCTTAAATCTTCTATCTTGTATATAACGCTTTGAATATCTTTTCTACTGTGAGTGTCTTGCGCAAAGATTTTATCGGTATTAGTATTTGTTCCAGCTGGCCTACCAGTTTCCCCTGGAACTTTTGGCTTTTGTGCGGGAGCAGGGGCGTCATCTGGTAATATTGGTTGCGCAACTGTTAGTGGGGTGTAATATCCTTTTTCTCTATCTTCAACAAATTGCTCTTGTGCAACTTTGAGATCTTTGGGGTCAGGATAAACTCCCTGTTTTAAAGCAGTCATTCCTTGTTCTGGGGTTATAATTCCCATTTCTATTAATCTTGAGGTGACGCGTTGTAATTGAACTTCATCTTTAATATCAATCTCTACAAACTTAGCTTGAGGAAAAGTTCTGAAGCCCATGATTTTGCATACTTCTTTTATTTGAGGTTGTAATACATCATTAAGAAATGCGTTGCGAGCTTCTTTTAATCTTTCAAGAAAAATTTGAGCTTTAACTTGGGTACTAGAATAATTCTCTTTTCCTACGATTATGTTTTGAAGGCCTTCCTTAATGTCTTCATTCACTATTTGATATTTAGAGGCGCCAAGAACTTTATTTAAATCAGGAATAATAAATTCTGCTTTAGTTGTATAATCAGCTATCAATGCCCTGCCGATGCTTTCGTTTTGAAAAAGCTGTTGCATGGCTTTTAAATTATTTGGGTTTACCCCTCCTTTGTCTGGAGTGTTACCCATTGTGACTAACAGGATAACGTTCTCAATCGTTCTTGTAATAGCCTGATCAACTTTTTTAAGTTCCATTTTCCAGTTGATATCGTCAAGCACTGAAAATCCAAAAGGAATAGCAAATGGTTCATAATCCTGTTTTTTATAAAAAGAGAAAACAAGTTTTTTAGGATCAAGGTATATTTTTATTCCATCTTTAAGGTATCCGCCTTCTTTTATTTTTTCTTTTGCTTCAGGGGGTAAAGCGTCAAAAACTTCTTTGTCGTATTCTGTCTGAGGATTTTTTAATCTTTCGATATCGTATTCACTTAAAAGTTTTTTATATACGCCATTTTTTTCTCCAAAATTTAAAGTTCTATCAGCTACAAAATCATAAGGATTAAGAAAAACATATTTAATAGGAATCCTTCTTCCTGGGACAAAAGACTCCGCGCCATAGATTTGATTCATTTTAATCAAGTCTTCAGAAGTAAACTTTCCATCTATCTTGTAAATAAAAACATTTCCAGATCTATAATACTCTCTAAAATATTGATCTTTTAATTTCCATGATTCTATTCTATGGAGCCACTTTTCTATAAATTGTTTAGATTTCTCAGAGCCTCCTTCTAGATAAATATCAGAGTTGGAAAACTCTGCCATAACATCAATTGCATTACGAAATATAGGGACATTTGCATATGCTTTTTGACACATATGTATAGAATGCCTTGGCGACACAAAACCCTTTGAATATTCGTATGGTAGTTTTAATGCTTCTATGTTTGCGAAAGAGTTTGGCTTTTTGGCTACAGGAGCCCTGTTTCTTCTAGACCTACTCGCTCCTTCTTGATCAACCTGACCTACGTTTCTAGTTACGCATGAGGCTTCTGTATAGTAAGCTTCTCCAGCGCTTGCTGGAATTATTTCTTCTTGAGAGTTTTTTAAGACGTCTTCTAAATTAGAAGGGCTTTGTTCGGCTTGACTAAACTTATTCCAGTAATCAGATCGCTTGGTGTATTGTCTTGGCATAAATAATATTACACCAAAGTCGACTAAAGTCTACTTTTAAAGTCTAAAGTCAACTTTTAACTTTAAACCATGTAGGGAATAAAAGTACTTTCTGTAGGAGAACTTTCGGCATCCATAAAATCGTAATAAGTTTTAATCATCCAGTTACCAAGAACAAAAGCGGAATAAGAGTCTTTTCTTGTTTTATTCGGGCCGCTCTGTCTTCTTAAGCTCGGAGGTAGCCCAAATGTTTGAGTTCCTTGTGGAGAAGCTGAAACTTGTATTAATGCGCATTGATTTTTGGTATAGTTTACCATATCATATTGATGGTCTATAAAGTCAATTATCTTTGAAGTCCCCGACCCTTTTAGTAATTCTTTTTGGTTGGGCATAAATATCAAATCGTTAATAGGTATGTCTTTTTTTACTTGCTTGTGATAGTTTTCATCTAAAGGTCTCGAGCCGAACCATATTTTTTTATGATCAAAGTTTGCCTGTAAAAGTTCATTGGCTCTTCTTATCCAATCAGAACTTGGCTTTCTAAGTACACAAATCTTTCTTTCTTTCAAATTATAAGCGTTTTTAGCTTCCACCAAAACCTTTTGATAGTTTTCCAGATCATCAAATTCAACACCTATTTCTTCGATTTTGATTTTTGATTGATTAAACTTTTCACTAGCATTTGCAGCCTGTAAAAACTGTACACCTCCACCATAGTCTCCAATTATAAAAACAATATTAAAATTACTTAGTATGTAATGAAAGTAATTTATATGATCTTGCATTTTTAATCCAGGGACTGCGTAGCTATGAACAAGCGTTCCAGTTTTAGTATTATCGTTTAATTTAAAAACTTGTATAGCAAAATCATCTGAACTTTCGCTTTCTGCCCAACTGGGGTCAAAAGCAAGCAAATATTTAGAATCTCTTTCTCCAGCTACCTCCATATGAGGAGCATCTCCTTCACTTATTGTGCAAGCGGCCATAGTAGAGGTTTTAAAGTAGCCAGAACTGTCATCAGTAAAAATAGCATTAAACTCTCTGTCAAACTGAGACTGACTCATGGTCTGCTTAGATTGATTGATTAAATTTTGATCGTACAGAGCTTTAGGAGCAACATCATAACTCAAATGCATGATTACCCTTCTAGAGGTATCTTTTGAGCCAGGAGGCACTCCATTAACAATAAGATCCTCAAATGTCTCATATACCTTATATAAATATTCAAACTTATAACTTGCAGAAGATAAAGCTATTAATTTATTGTTAGGCCAGACATACCTGTCTTTCTCTTCCATTTTCCCTTGAGCGATCAATTGATCCTCAAGTTTTCTCACCTTTTCCCTTTCGGTTGGATTCTGAACAACACTTAAGAATGGAAGTATAACCTCATTGTAAATATGCTCAGGCATTAAAAGAAACTCGTCTATAATAATTCTATGAAACCTGAATCCACGAAGTTTAGAACCATCACCAAGTGGCAAAGCAATTATTTTAGACTCTCCGATTTCTAAAGTCCATTGGTCGTTTTTCTTGGATTTTTTTGTAATACATTGAGATAAAAACTGTGCTTCTGGTTTGCTTGCGATATCTTCTATTTTTTCAAATATCATTTTTGACTGCCTGAATGTTGCAGCAAGAATACCTATCTGAACTCCTTGGTTGAAGATTGCGTCTAGAAAAGCGTATATAGCAGTGCTAAAA